GGCCGCCAATGGCGTCCGAGAAGCCATTGGCCCCGGATTCGTCGCACCTTGAAAATTCATCGAACGCTGCGCCATCGCCTGAGCCAAGGCCTGACGGCGTTGCAGATCGTCAATCTGCTGTTGGTATTCAGGTGGCAGGTTGTTAAATACACCGGAGATATCTGGCATGATTAGACCTTAGAATAATCGACCATGAGATAGCCACTCTCGTGGGTATGAACCGCCGAGGGGTCGGTTTGGGCGACTTCTTGCGCGATAACCCCGATTTCCTTCCGTCCGAAGATTTCGTATGAGTAGAGATTATGGCCACGGGCAGTTTTACCCCAGGGAGCCATATCGGACTTGAGGCGAATATCGGAGAACAAGCTAGCAAGTTGGGCTATCGAGTTGGGATTTGCTAGAGCCGCACCCCCCAAGGAAGCAAGGCCGCTTGTCAAAGCATTCTGTGAACCAACTTTGGCGTTATATGCATTCATTTCGCTCTGGTATTGGGCATTATAGGCGCCCATCACATCGGTATTAGCAATGTTCGGTGTCTGCGCCTGGCCGTTACCAGTCGGCATTTGTACTTGCATACCCATCCGCAGCGCATTTAGCTCATTCAGCGGCTGCGAGCGCTGTTGCAGCATTTCCGCGATGGCCTGCGTCCGCGCCTGGTTTTGGAATTCTGCAGAATTTACATCCAAGCCCTGTTGCTGCGCAATAGCCGCATTTTGTGCGGTAATCTGCGCCATCTGGTCTTGGAAGGATTGCTGCGCGGTTGTATTGTTCGCGGCGATATTTGCCGCGTTGTTTTGATAGAGCTGTTGGGAGACTTGATTCGCGTCGAGCCCCGATTGGCGAAGCTGATCCGCCAGCGCCGATTGCTGGGAGAAATTCTGCTGCTGTTGCTGAGTGCCAAGCTGCGCGTCTTGGAGCTGGCGAGTATAATCCGCCGAATCCTGCGACATGCCGAGGTTTGCGTCGGCGAGCTGATTATTGAAACCCTGCTGTTGCTGCGATGCGTTGAAATTCCCTGCTGCAAGCTGATTGGCGAAGTCGTTTTGGTTATTCTGCGAGGTATAATTCGCAGCGGAGAGGTTCCGCCCGAATTGATCCTGCTGTTGGCCGGCGGCAAATTGGGCGCCTTGCAGCCCCTGTGCGAATTGCGTGTCGGCCCGACCCGTACCGAAGTTTGCACCTTGGAGCCGTTGGGAGAAGTCGTTTGACCCTTGCTGCGCGTTGAAATTAGCGCTAGCCAGCCCCTGACTGAAGCGGTCGTTATTCTGCGTCATCCCAAGCTGGGCACCGGTGACGCCCTGGGAAAACTGCGCATCGTTACGATTCGCGCCGAATTGAGCATTCGCCAGACGCTGATTGAAGTCCTGTGCATTTTGCCCAGAACCAAAATTGGCCCGGTTGAGATTTTCATTAGAGGCCGCTTGATCGTTGGACAAGCCGACATTCGCCCCACTCAGCGCAGCCGCGATTTGGGCCTGGATGGCCTGCATCGAGGTGCTTGAAGCATTCTGCCCAATCTGCGCTCCTTGCAGAGTGGCGCTATCCCGAGCGGACGCATAGGCACGATTATTCGTGTCTTGGAAATTCTGCATCGCTTGCTGGTAGCCCGGAGTGCCCGGAACGAAGCCTTGCTCGGATAACCGAGCCTCTAGGGCTTGCTGCTGTTGTTGTACCTGCGGCGTAAGATACCGTGTCGCGTTGTTATACGCGGCATCGGAAGCCTGCTGGTTGAATTGCAGCGGGTCGATTCCACCAAGTTTGTTTTGATAACCGGAGAGCGCTTGCAGGAGCGGGGTGGCGCGGTCGGTAATGCTTTGGCCGGGAGTAGCGATTTTCCCAGACGGGTCGATTGATTGGGATTGTGCGGTTACACCGGGGATATTGATATTCCCTGCGGTGACGCCCGGAGCCGCGATTTGGGACTGCGGTGACAGGTTGTAGTTACCGTTTAAGGCATTCGGCGCGGGTGCGTCAAGCTGCGAACCGGTATTCAGCTGGATAGCCGGATTCTGCGCGGCGGAAACGCTCGACGGATCAAAGCCATTCACGGAATAGCGCCCGTAGGACGCGTCCGGAGTGGAAGGCATCTGGCCCGGGGTGATATTTCCGGCTTGTGGTGTTCGCAGATTCTGGCCACCACTCTGGTGCTGCAAATACGGCGAGGAGGCGCCATATGTATTCAGTTGATAATTTCCACCCAATCCTGTCTGCATTGCAGGAACTTGGCTGTAATCAGCGGGTTTACTAAGCGCGTCACCAACCGCCTTTCCTGCGTTGGAAAGTAGTTGAGCCTGCTGAAGCTGCGAACCGACGTTCGCGGAATAAAGCTGCTGCTGTTCCGGGTTGAGAGTGGTATCCTGCGTCCACTGAGATGTCCCATCTGGGTTCGTTGTCTTACGCCAAGAGACAGAACCATTCGGGCCGTTTTCATTCACCCGACTAGCCTGTGTGGCGTAGTCGAAGAGCTCCTTATTTGCCTGCGTTTGCAGGGGAATCGTTACTCGCGGGTCCGGGGACTGCGGTGCTTTTGCGCTCTTGCCCATTTAGCTTTCTCCAGATTGGGCAGTCTTCCGGAAACAGCGCAAAGATGAGCAGGTTTCCGGATATATCTGCGTCTCGGAGTGTAGCTTCGAGGCTGGCGCCAAGCGCCGTTACAAGGTTAATAGACGCGATGTTATCGGATTTGATGATAAACGTCAAACGCTTGAGTTTAAGTTGGGCGAAGGCGTACCGCAGACCCGCTTTTAGGAGGCCAATTGGGAAGGTTTTATTGGCTAGGGCGATATTAGCCAAGCAATGCGCGCCGTTCGATTGGTGATAGACGATGCCTCCCACCAGACGGCCGGCATCATCTATCCAACCCAATGCCGTGCAATAACCGGGAGCGGCGAATCCACCCCCGTGGAGTGATACCCATTCGTTGATACCATTTGGAGAGTCCCAAATTAGCATTAGAAATTACCGCCGGTGGAATAGAGGATAGTACTGCCGATGTATTTTACGCGAGAGATCTTTCCCGAGACTTGGAGGAACAACCCCTTCCATTGGGAGTGCCGATCCGGGATAACCCGCCATTCGGAGGTATTTTGGACGGAAGCGGTCCAGACCGAGGAGCCCCACAAACCCGTCCCCCAAACCGCACCAGAGATTGAGGAGAGAAATCCGCTAGAGGAGGTGTAATCGGGGAAAGAGGTAAAATCCGACGCCACACCCATAGTGATGGTGAATCCACCACTCGCGTTAAAATGGGGTTTGATGAGTTCGATCCGGGTATTCCGATCGTAGTCCATTTTCGACGGGGCTTGGATCATGGTAGCAACAATATCCGTGCCGTTGTCGGCCGTTCCACCGATTCGGTACACCGCATTCGCCGTACCAAAGTACATATCCGCGCCAAATCGGCCGAAACAACGGGCATCGTAGCCGGAGAAAAACGCCCAGGCGCCCGTTTGCGCGTGCATTACGAGCTGCTTTCGGATGGGCGAGATGGGGAGGTTGATTAGCAGGTATGGGGCGAGCGGATTGGAGATAACCTGCCAGCCAACCCCGTTAGAGGCGGATTGGGCAGCATAGGTGATGAGCGGCTTTACGTTTTGCGTCACCGTCGAACGGCGGTCGATGGACATAGATTGCAGCGCCATCGCCATAGAGTATAAACCAGTTTCCGTGAGGAGAAGAAGATCCCCGCCATATTTGAAGCAGGGCATATCCCCCAACGGCTTGCCAATGTAATAGACGCCCGCTAGCGTCCAGGTGGCCGGGTCATTTCCGGCGAAGACCGCGACCTCCCCAGAGGAGGTCATCACGGTAAGATTATCTTCCGGCCCGACTCCCCCGTCCACCGTCCAGGTCGCAATAGAGACGATATACCCACCTCGACGGAAAATCGCACCGAGCGGGTAATTCGTGGCCGTTCCTGCGATCGAGTTTGCAGCGAGGTACTCAATCTCCAAGCTATTCTTCTTTGCGAAGAATAGACGCTGACGGTACGTTTCCACGTAGGAGTATTGGTCCGATGCCGTGCCAAAAGCGGCGATAGAGGCCCAAGTCGTCCCATCAAAGCGTTTGAGTGTATCCGTCCCGTTCACCATCATGAGGTAAGTACCGGCGCCGGATGCGATGATGGTCGAGATGGTTCGGCCATTCGTCAAAGCGATGGCTGCGGGCCCTACTGCACCCGCAACAGTGGCATTGTATACCCCAGTGGCCGTGGTGGCCCAGAGGGATTCCACACCCATCGAGGAGGAATAGTTGTGAAGGCGCTCCACATTTGCGCCGAAGCCAGTTACATGCGAAATATACCCCTCTCGGGTTTGCAAACCATCCGGCTGGGGGAAAAAGTTCTCCAGGATAACTGCATAGTTCGGCGGCATCCCCATCAGCGCGATCAGCGCGTTTAGCCCGGCAATCGGGGGCGGGAGCTGCTTCGGGTGATTTTGCTTAATAGTCTTACGAGGTTTGAACATTCCAACTCCCTGCGGGAATAACAATGCCCGGACGAGTCGATGGTGAATCGCGGAGGTCCATGCGCAAAGTAGCGTCACCCGCCCGCATACGGTTTTTCGCCACAGCGGAGATATATTCGTTGTAGGTATCTTCCCAGTCGGGCACGCCTTTCTGCTTTTCCCAGGTGTATTGCAGACCGAGCTGCATTACAATATCGGGGACAAGAAAGGTATCGTTATCGACCGCAATAGATTCCCGAGTCGTCATACCATCTGCGGCAAGAACCAAACTCTTCGTGTAAACCGTCATGGAAAGCGTTTCCGACGGTTTCGGCGTGGGGGAGATGTAAAGATGGTTGCCGGCGATGTAGGATTGGAATTCTGGGCCCGCATTCGGGAGAACTTGGAGCGCTTGCCACGTAGCATCGGAGACTGGGCCGTAGATCCGCATACGGCGGGTTTTGTTCCACCCCGTTTCCGGGATGAGAGAGAGAAAATCCTCACCGAAAAGTGTAGTGAGGGCACCTTGGTCCTGGGTCGCGGCGAGGTTGATGCTAGTGACCTGTACACCAGAGGCGTACATATACGAGCCGTATTGACCAGGGGAGAGATTGGTGTCTCCCGCGAGGTTTTGGTATTCGCCAATCAGCCACATTGTGGACGTGGGAGTGAAGGGGACATCTCCACCATTGTTATCATAGAGCCAGTTCGTGCCATCAAATTTTACCAGTACAATCGGGCGTGGGAGGCCAGTTGTTGGGAAAAGGTAGCCGGTGGTGTCGAAAAGGAAATAAGCAAATTCCGGCCCGACTTGGTTATAAACAACGCCATTGGGTACCGACATAGGGACGCCGTTTAGGAGAATAGAGCCCGGAATATCTTGGATACTGATACTCGGAGAACCACTGGTTCCGCAAATATACGCTTCGTTGAAGTTGAAGGCATTGAACGCCCCACAGTTATTCTGACAGATTAGCGTGGTGCTTTGTGCTGGCTTGGTAAACCCCAACACCGGCGGCGGCGTCCAGGATTTAATAATCTTTTGCTCTTGGAAAACGTATTCCTTGAGTTCTGTCAGTACCCGATTTATCATCGACAAATACTGCCGCACGGTGGCATCCTGAGAGCCCACCAAACCGGCAAGCTGCCCGAGTCCATTGAAATCGGCTAAATCTTGGACGAGTTGGAGGGCGGTTTTACTCATTTTGCGGTTGCCTTCTGGGGTTCAGGCAATTGTGCACGAAGTTTGGTAATCTCGGCCGCTTGTGCTTGAACGGTATTTGCGAGGTCATTGATCTGCGTTTGAGCGGCGGTCAGCTTTTCAACCATCGTGCCAAGACCCTTAGCGGATTCCAGCCACGTGACGGCTTTCTGCTTGAGGGAAATACCGCCAATGATAACCCGGGACAGGTCGCCATCGGGCATATTGGCCAAGTCTTCGACCGTGCGGATGCCGGCACCGATGAGCTGGTTAATCTGCGATGGCGCCAGCACCGGCCAGGTTTTCAGCGGCACTCCATTCAGCGGAAGCTCGGTATCCTCCTTATACGCCTTGTAAGCAGCGTCATAGGCGGGATACCAAGTCGGGGGAATCAGCCCATTCCGCCCCTTCTCCTTCATCTCTTTCAGCCACTGCAAGGCCTCCTTTTCCACCGTATCACGGTCGCCGGGACGCTGGATCACGACAAAATCTACATCCTTTGTGGAATAAAAGCCGTTGGTTTCACTCGCGGCGCGGTCTTCTACCGGGCGCACTTCAAATTTGACATACGGCGGACGTTCATTATCAACAGGCATGGTGTTTCCTTTTTGGAAAGTACAGACGGAAAAAAGGGGATGGTATTACCCATCCCCTGAGGATACCACCGATTAGGTGATTTGGGTTTGGAACGATGGGGAATCGACTTGGCAGATACCGTACCCGGTGTGGGTAAAGGTAACAGTCACAACGCCAGTCGCGGTGGCATTCACCGGAACGCCGATGGCCGAGCCAATAACCACATCCACCCCATTCGGGTCAATCGAGGAAACGACCGACAAGGCCGGAATACCGGTGCCGGAAATGGCAATACCGACGTAAATACCGCCCATGCCGGGAAGGCGGACTTTCGAAGAACCGGTACGGGTTGTCCCGTTACGGGTGAAAGTACTACCGGCAGCGATCAGGCAACGAGCATTCAGAATTTGAACACCCGCAGCGGCAGTCGGAGTCGCCTTGCCAGCAGAACCGCCATACACGTTACCGGCAGTTGCGGCGACGGAATATTGCACTGGGCAAATACCCTGGCGCATGACCCATCCATACTGTTCCGTGGTGGAGCCAATTTGGAAGTTGGTCAGCGTGACATAGACCGGACGACCTGTATTCGCTTCGCTCGCAGCGGTGGCCGAAATGCGGAAGTTTTTATCCAGGTTGATGATCGTGCCGGGGGTGATGGTGGAGGCCCCGTTAGACGAGACGTAAAGGAGGGTAGCAACCCCCCAATTCGGCACGTTGGCGGTGGTTTCAAAGTCGGTGCCGGTGGCCTGTACTTGAGTGCCCGGGGCCATCTTTTTCACATCACTGGAGAGGGAAAAATCCAGCAGCGATGGGGCAATATTGTCGATTGGTGCGAGACGCATTTTGTGTCCTTTCGTGGGAGGAATTAAGCCTTCAGCACACCTTGCAGGGCGCGATTCGAGCAAACCATATTACCCATCCAGAGGATCGGCACAACGACAGCATCTTGGTTGTAGGGCTTTGCCTCATCCATGATGGTCAGGTTGGCATCGGAATGAGTGACCATCTCGATGTAATTGGTATTTAGGAAATACATGTGGCCAGCGGGCATACCGGATACGCCGTCGAAGAAGACGGGGATTCCCTTGAATTGCAACGACATGAAACCACCAGACGCCATCGTCTCATCGACATAGCGCTTGGTCGAAATCAGCCCGTTCTCGTAAAACTGGAAATAGTCGTTTGAAGAAACGATCATATCCGGCTTATCGTTATTACGGGTGAGTTCCATGTGCAGCGGAATCATCAGGGATTCCATAACGCCTTGGTTGGCAGATGGGATGATGGCGCCACCACCTTGCAACGGAGCGGCGGCAGATTGCACCTTATTCTGCCAGAACGGATAGGCGCCAGCGGCAATGCCCCCGACAGTGTTGGTCGGGGTATCTGCCACCATCTTTTGCAGGCCATCAATTTGGTTCACTAGCGAGCCATCGGCATACATGTCAGCCGAGAAGTTGTTAGCGAAGGTGTTGATGGCGTTCTTGATGCGGCTCTTTGCCAGATTGGCAATTCGCTGCGGTCCAGCATTTACCCGGAGTTCATAACCAGACGAAACCACGTTGATCGCGATTTGGCGCCAGTTGAATTCCGCAGCGGTGAAGACGTCCGATTGAGCGACATTCAGAACGTCGAAACCAGAGTATCGCTGATAGGTGCCGTTTGCGGCATATTCAAGGGGTTGCACGATGGAATAACCACCGCTTTCGCTACGAGTTTTGCCCTTCTGCGCCATCTTGCGATAGAGGGCGTTGTGGTTGGTGAAGTTGTCGGTGATTTCCGACGCGTGATTGCGGAAAGTCGTGGCAACGATTTCCGTGAAGACTGCATTTGGCGATGCCATTTGGCGATTTCCTTTTCAGGGAGATTTGGGTTAGTGGCGGGAAAAAGCTTCCTTAGCCACACGTTCGATAGTTTCCTCCATCGTCGATTTCGTCTTCGATGTTTTCGAAGGGTCGATGGCGTCGATGTTTCGGAATTGACCGTTGGCGCCTCGGGGCTTGATGGTCCCATTTTGTGCGGACGCTGCGGCAAGCTGTTCGGCTTGCATTTTTTCGCGCACGGCGGGATTCGCCCAGATGGCAAGTTCGTAAGCGGAGGCCAGGTCAGTAGCCGCGCCTGATTGAATGAAGCGGTGAATGTCGTTCGCCACTTCGAGGAAATGCTTGTTTTTCGGGTCGGAAGCGAAGGCTTCCACGATCTTCGTTTGGGATTCGATGTTGGCTTGGTATTGCCGGGTAGCGTCAACTTCCCGACTCCGGCGAAGCGATTGGACCTCCCGGGTCAGTGCGTCGATACGGGGATCGGTAGTGCCGGCAGGTTGGTCGGAGAGGGAAACGCCGTACTGCGCCATCATCCGCTGGATAGCCTGCTGCTTTTCCGCAGCGGGAACCTGCGGGTTTAGGAGGTACAGGTGGGAATTCATCAAATTCTGCAAGAGCTGGACGGGGTTTACGTCCGGATATTGCTGAAGAACCGGTTCGAACGGCTTGACTAGGTTATTCCAGGAATCGTGCCCAGATTGGTATTGCTGGATACCCCGCATAACGTCCGCTTCGCGGGCATAGACGTAATCATGGACGGCTGGATCGAGCTTCGCCCACTGCCCTTCCATGTCCTTTTTCCAGCTTTTGGGAAGGGGTTTGTAGGTAGGGACGGGATTTTGTGCGGCAACATTTGCCGCAGCGACAGCCGCCTCATTCGGGGCAGGGGAGATTTCGCCAGTCTTTGCAACGGAGGCGGTGGGGGTAGTCCCTTCCGGCTTTTCCGACGGTTCCCGCTGGCTCGCAGAGAATAGCTCTTTGCCGATATCCGACGCGATAGAGGTGGCAAAGTCTTCCGGGTATTCGTTCGAGGATGGATTGTCGTCGAAGGGGATTTCTGTGGTGGGGTTAGCCATTTAGCTCTCCAGTTTTCCTGTGTTTACAAGTTGTGTGACGATACTGTCGATACCGGCAGCGACGGGGGAAAAGGATTTCTCGATGTTTTCCGCTTTGTTGCGGGCGACATCTTTTTCAATTCCGGGTTCCGCGAGGATGGCGCCGGAGCGTTTTAGGTCATCCGCGCGAGCGGAGGGGGAGGAGATAATCCTCCCCGTTCCAGGAGAAACGTATTCGGTAAAACAATCTGCCGCAATCATGGCTGCGGTGAGTACCCGCTCAGCGGGAGAAAGGCACTTCTTGCAGAATAGATCCGAGTCCCGATCGACCACTCGGCGGTAGACTTCGGAGAAGGCGGAACAGGTCAGGCAGCGAATCCGATAGGTAGGCATGATTATTAGGCTTTCGCGGAAGGCGCCGGTTTCGGCGGCATCGCGGCTTGCATGGCGAGTTTACGTCGTTGCTCGTCCAAAGAAAGTTGAGCGGCTTGAACCTTAATAGCAAGAAGCTGTTTTGCGGTATTAACCTCTTCCAGCGCCAGATCCCGTTGGGATTGGGCCACTTGGATGGCGCCTTGGGCTTTTACCTGGGCAAGTTGCAGCTCTTCCGGGGTGGGGCCGGGCGGTGGAGCGGGGGCAGGTTCCGCTGCTGCGGGCGGAGGCGGGGCGAGTTTATCAATCACATCGGCGATATCCAGACCAAATTTATACCGCTGGCAGACGGCCGTAAGGATGGCTTTCGCCGCTTCGAAGCCTGACGGGCCGAGGGCGCCAAGGTTTTGCAACGCGGGTAGAACTTGACCAAGGGCATTCATAAAGTCGGAAACATCGCCCTTGTCCTGGGCGGTATCGAGGTCGATGGTGGAAGAAGTTTGGATATTGATTACGAAGGAACGATGTTGGTCGTTTTTGATCGAGTCAAGAATATCTTCGAAGGTCGGCCCTTGAGCGGCGGCAAGCAACTTCGGGTCAGGCGGGGTCAGCGGCGCTTGCGGCTGACCTGGCATTGTCGGCGGCATCTGCATCTGTTGGGTTTTTTGGTTATATTCGAGTTGCTTTTTTGCTGCCGTTTGCTCTTTTTTCGTGGGAAATGGGAGTTGGGTGATTTCTTTCCACTTTGCGGCAGGAATGTGGTCCGCACCACAATCGACCGACATGCGGAAAAGGTCTCGGGCATAGTTTGCGACGGTGGATTGCATTTCCCGCAGGCGGACCGTGCCCCATTTGTTTTTCAGATCCTGTGCGGTAGCTGTTTCTGAGGCGACGGAAGAACCCCGGATGATATCGGAGATACCGGTAATCTCGTAGATGACTTGTTTGATGGATTCGCGGGCAGAGTAGAGCTGCTGCGCGACTTTCATGAATTGTTCGATGGGGAGAAGCCAGATGTACTTATCGAATCCGCCTTGTTGGGAGAGGAGGCCGGTTTCCGTCATCGGGGTGAGTGCATTTTCCGTTTCGGACGAGTCGAGGATGCGTTTTAGATCCTCACCCAGCATGGAGGAATAACCGCCCCGGACCCGAATCGCGGAGAGGATCTTATTTAGGCGAACAGTGACCCGGTTGAGTTCTTCCGCTTGGTTTTTGTAGAATTTGTAAAGTGGGGTCGGCTCGATATCACCCGGCTTTTTCGTCAGCACGAGTGGGCCGGGGATGGGGTAAAAGCCGGTCAGGCCAAGCGGATCGTCGGACGAGTCGAGGAGAAAATCTTCCCACTGCTCGCAAACGAAGTAGACTTTCTTTTCATCCTTGTCCCAGATTTCGTAGACGAAGCAATCATCCTTTTGTTCCTCGTCAGCGCCGGGTTGGGCTTTGAATTTGGTGATGGCCGATTCGGGGATTTCGAACTGCTGGAACATGGCCGAGCGGTTCATCGGATGACGGAATGCGATCCAAGGCACTTTTGACCAGCGGGTAGCCTTGGCCCAGATGAGGGTTTTGTAATGGCCGGACTCGTAGGTGAGGGGAAAAGCGAGTTCGGCGCGGTAGCGCAGGCGGATATAGCCGGAACCGGGCACAAGGGCGGAGAGGACGCAATCCCGCATCGAGGCATCGAAGTTATCGAGACCCGGGGCAGCGGGATCGGCGGCAACCCGGAGAAATCGATCAAGGATTTCGGGGATGGGATTTACCATCTCGTTGAGGAAACGGGGGCGGATATCGGGCTTCGGGGTGGCCGAATAGAGGGAGGGGGCCAGCACTTCCGTATTGGAGTAGAGGATGTTAAAGGGAATCTCCTCTTCGTACTTCCCATTTTCGGGGTTTACCGAGTAGATGCGGCTGCACTCTTCTGCGAGTTTCCACCAGCCTGTTTCGAACTTCTTTTCTCGCGTTTTCATAACGTCGAAAATTTTCCGCGCACGCATTTTTGCCTCGGCGGCTTCCTGCCGGGGGGTATCGGCTTCAGGAGATTCGGTATCGTTAGTATCGAGCTGCATGATTTTTCCTTGATTGGCGGGCGAGAAGTTCGGTTATGGTGGGCTGGGCACGGGCGAGGGAGAAATCGATTGCCGTTTTCTGGGTCTCTTCGTGGCGGGTGATGGGCCGGGACATTACGGCGTAGCGAAGTTCATCGGCTGCATGATCTTCCGCATCGGTATCCAGATCCTCGGAGTTTCTATCGTCGTGTTGGAGGTAGGGGAGAGTGCGGATTGTATTCTCGCAGGATTCGTGAAAAAGGAGGAGGGTATCAGATGAAGTTACGCCGGCGGAAAGCCGCTTTCGGATCTGTTCCCAACCGGGTTCCCGGGCATTATCCGCGCGGAACCAGGAGCAACGTTCGACGACCATCATCTCGGCAATGGATGGCCCACCATTATTGGCGAAAATGGATGGGTCGGCTACACCGTATCGGGGTTTGTACTCTTTGTCGCGTTCGACAATACCCCGGGCGACAAGGTTGGCCGGCATTTTTAACCCGTTGTTAGGTTTCCCATTCCAGCCGTACCACTCATGGAGTTTTATCAGGGCATCCGAAGCGTAACCAAAGGAGCCGTCCGAGACGGCATACCAGCCGATAGAAAATGGTGCCGCTGATCCCCAGTCCATCGCTCGGAATAGGGTGATATGAGAGGGAATAATAAGGTTTCCCCGGATTACATGCTTTTCCTCGGAGAATTCGGAGAAGAAAGTACCATCAACACCATTCCAGTCCCCATCTAGCCAGGCTTTGACGAGAGTTTCCGAGCCAGTTTGCCGAAGGCGTAGGATATATCCAGGATCGTTTTGCAGAAGAGCTGGGTTATCCCGGAGTCGAGCGGGAATAAAGACACGTTCAATATCAACAAGTTTGGTTGTACCGTCGGGGAGTTCCACGTCCTCCTCTTCGCGGAGGACGGCATAGCCAGTCGGGCAAGGGTCGATATAGCGGGCTTTTACCCAATGATGGCCGGGGCCACCAGGGTTTCCCGTCAAACGCATTCCAGTTACGATTCCCCGAGCCGTCCGAATGGTGGCTTTTAGTTTCATAATCGGTTCGGGATGGGGGAAGTTAGTGACCTCCTCGACGTAGACCCGAGTGTATTCGTGACCTTGGTATTCTTCAGCGTCGGTATCGCGTTCGAGGTAGGCAAATTTTAGGATGGCGCCGTTGGGCGTCATTAGTTCTTTTTGCTGCTCGCGCCAGGTGCAGCCGATTTTCTTACCGTATCGACGGAATCGGCGAATAACGTCGGAAAGCTGGGTTAGTTTTCGGCGGATGAAGAGACCGGTCGCGTGTTCGCCGTATTGTGCGGCATGGTTAAACCAGTCGCCAATTGAGGCTTCGGTTTTTCCGCCACCCCGGGCACCGCCATAGAAGACTTCGAAAATCGGGCAGGTGATAAGGTCGGTCTGCGGGCCGGGCTGAGGGGACCAGATTACTTCGGGAGAGAAAGAGGTCATGAGGTAGATTCCGTTGATTCGATAATCCGGGCCATAGCGAGAGAGGCGTCGGAGTCGAGAAGGGGATTCAACTCGGAGACAGGGGTTGCATCGAGGAGGGCTAGCTGTGGGGGCGTTTGCCCTCCCATGCGATTCTCCAACCACTTCTTCGAGTTGGGGGCCTGGGG